ATATATGTTCATTAATTCTTGAATTTTTATTTGTGGGATCATATAAATTGTATAATTTTATAATCCGAAAAGTCCTCGGACCTAGTAGGACTTAATTACCGTATACATGTCAGAAATCGCAAAGCCCTGGAAGGGGCAAAAGGATGGTTTTGTCCAAGCTCTTCATTATATGAAGGGTAGAAAAGATGGAGTTATTAAAAGTATTAAAACTCCTTGGGCAAAGTTTAATGATGCGGGAACTGACGGTATTGAATGGAACACCCTAACTGTTATTGCAGGTAGGTCCGGTGCCGGTAAGACTCTAGTTAAGGATAATATAATTAACCAAGCTTTTGTCCTGAATAAGGGAGAAAGTTTTAGAGTTTTAGAATTTCAGTTTGAAATGATGGCACGTGTTACCGCGCTAAGAGAATTCTCTAGCGTCGTCGGTAAATCGTATAAATATTTGTGTAGTGCTGGTAGCCCTTTAGCAGACACAGATTTACAAGCATGCTATGACTATGCTAAAGAAAGAGTAAGATATCCAATCGATGTTGTTGAAAAACCAAGAACGGTATCTGAAATCAAGACTATTATTGAAATGTATATGGAGGAACACGCTTCTGTTATAGAAGATGTTAAGACTTATACTAATACAATAGTTACTCTTGACCACTCTTATCTTGTTAAACAAGCTACGTATGAGAAAGATAAACATGAGATGCTCTATAACTTAGGTGAGATGCTAACCGAAGTTAAAAGAAAGTATCCTATATCTTTTATCATTCTTAGTCAGCTTAATAGAAACATCGATAGCCCCGAAAGAAATGAGGATGGTAGAGCTGGAAACTACATTCTTACTTCTGATCTAATGGGAGCAGATGCTTTATTACAGCATGCCGATATACTTGTAGGCATAAACAGACCGGGATATTTTAAGATTCGCTATTACGGTCCTGACAGGTATATCATTGATAATGAAAACATTATGGTTATGCACTTCCTGAAATGTAGGAACGGGGATACCAGAATGAGTTTCTTTAAATGCGAATTTGAGAAGATGAGCCTATTAGAAATACCGGCTCCTCCAAGACAAGAGAAACGATTAAATACAAGATGATGGCTATTAAAACAGAAAAACTAGATAGACGGGCTCGTACTAAAGAGCTCCGAGAATATCACGAAGAAACTTTTGAAAAATTAGGTATCGCTGATGCTGTATACGTTCCCACTCTTGCTTATAAACCTATTGGAAAAGACGGTAAACATATTGCCTTGTTTCCTAGTCAGCTTAAACTTAAGCAAGACTTATATCTAGAATTTGTAAGTAAGGAAATGGAATGTGAAGATCCTCACCGTACTCTATACAAGTGGAAGTTTAATCCTTATTACGTAGAAGAATATGAATGTATTCAAAGTGAAGATAACATTAGCGAGAGATATCTTGTTCCTGTATCTGAACTTACTCGTGTTGAGGTAACGGTTGAAGAAGTTCAAACTAAGCTAAGCTTTGATGGATTTGATGAGATTATGGACGTAGATCAAGATGCTCCGTTTGATCAGCTTACTGTTAGAGATTTAGCTGCTATACTATGGCGCATACCGGTTAGCAAAAAGAAATGGTTAAATGATTTAATAAAGTAAAATGGAAATCAAATTACCTACAGGAAAGGTTCCGGCTGCACATAAGAGCCCGAAGAACCTGATTATTTTCAGTAAGCCTAAAGCTGGTAAGACCACATTGCTTTCCCAATTAGATAATTGCTTAATTCTAGACTTAGAAAACGGTAGCGATTATGTGGATGCAATGAAGGTTAAAGCTACAAGTTTGGCTGAAATAAAGCAAATAGGAGCAGCAATTAAAGATGCGGGTAATCCGTATCAGTATGTAGCTGTAGATACCATCACTGCATTAGAAGAGATGTGTATACCTTATGCTGAAGAACTTTATGCTCGTTCTCCGATGGGCAAGAACTGGCTTACCGAAGGTAAGTCTAAACACGGTAGTCTTCTTAACCTACCAAACGGTGCCGGTTATCCCTGGCTAAGGGAAGCCTTTGTAAAAGTTATTGATTATATTAAGACTTGGGCACCAAGAACAGGTAAGTTAAAACTTATAGCCACATCAAACTCAGATGCGATAGGTTATCTTTTCAGAAAAGGTAATAAAAACATTTTAAGTTTTAAAACTACGGATGAGATAGCATGTGGTGCTAGACCTGAGCATTTACGAAACAAAGAGATAGAAGTATCTGAGTTAGTAGATGATACCGTAGTAGTAAACTGGGACAAAATATTCATAGATTAAATTTAAAAAAATGATTAGCACAAAAAACATCGACACGGGTAGTAATAGTTCTATCCCAAAAACATTATCGCCTGGTGTACAGGTTGTAAAGATTAACAGTATTTCTTTATCTGAAGTTCCTTACAAGAAGGGGGCATTCAATCTATTACTGAACGTAGAAGGTCCAGACATGGGAGAAGAATTTGAAGGTTTCTTTATTGATAAGGATGATCCAACTAAGGGTCGTTACAAAGGTCAGGTAGGTAGAATCAGATTTAGCGAGTATCCTTATTCGGATGGCGAAACTAAGTCAGGTATTATTATCCGTAGAGATGTAGAGATTGTTAAAGCTATTAACAATTTGTTTAAGGCTTTACATATCGGCGAATGGGTTAACGAGCAGGATAATAAGCACGCTACAATTGAGGACTTTGTTAATCAACTTGAGATTGATAAGCCTTATAGCGGTAAGTATCTAAGAATGTGTATAGCGGGTAGAGAATATACTAACAAAGATAACTATACTAATTTTGATTTATATTTACCGAAGTGGTCAAAAGAAGGACTAGCTTATGAGAACGCTAATGTTGAAGAGCAAGCTAGTAAAGTTGTTAAATTTAACCCTGATGTTCACATTAAGAAAAGTAAGAACGAGACCGTTCAATCTTTTGGTGATGGTACTCCTACTACTAGTAATGTAGCAGGAGATTTTGATTTATAAAATTAAAGGGGGAGACATAATGTTTCCCCCACTTAATTTTGTTATTATGATTAGTACAAGATTTCTTATATCAGATATATCAGAGGTCCCATCAGTATGGGCTTTTGAATTTTATTGTAAACTAGATGAGAAACTAACTGGTCAAACCGTAAAGATTAAATCTTTGTTTAATCCTGCAGAGAGGACTCCTAGTTTTGTAATCTATTGTAAAGATGGTAAATACCTATTCAATGATTTCTCTACTGGTAAAGGTGGTAACTTTCTAAGACTTGTATCAGAGTTAAATAATATAGAATACTTCGAGGCTATTCAAAAAGTAATTCAGGACTATAATGAATTCTTATTAAAGAATGGCGGGGAGTATTCTCTTAATTCCTTTAAGAAACAGGCTAGCTATAAAGTAACATCCTACCAAAAAAGAGATTGGACAAATCTAGATGCTGCTTTCTGGACAAAGTATAGTATAGATTCTAATACTCTTGCTAAGTATAATGTTATTCCTATCGCTAGTTATGATATGGAAAAGGTTAATGAAAATACTATAGATACATTAACAATTAGAGGTAATTATATTTACGGCTATCTGAGAGATGACGGATCAGTTTATAAAATATATCAGCCTAAAGTAAGGGAACATAAGTTTCTTAAAGTGAAGAACTATATACAAGGTACTGATCAGCTAAAGTTTGACCAACCTAATCTTGTAATCTGTAGCTCTCTTAAGGATGCTATGTGTCTTACTAAGTTTGGATATAACATAGAAGTTGTCGCTCCAGATAGTGAGAACACGATTATCCGTAGAGAAGTTATGGACATCTATAAGATAAAGTATAAAGCAATATGTACTCTATTTGATAATGATGAGGCAGGTATCAAGGCTATGAAGAAATATAAAGATGCCTATAATATTCCTGCTATACATCTTACCCTAGAAAAAGATTTATCCGACTCTGTAAAAGAACACGGAATAGAAACAGTAAGAAAGTTCTTACACCCTTTATTAAAAGAAGCATTAAAGAAATAAAATTATGGGAATTTCATATGAAATGAAAGTAGAAGAAACTTGTCGCCCTTTAACTAGACATGAACGTCTTCGTGAGATAGTTGAAAAGTATTGTCTACCTGACCAAGCTGATAAGGTAATCCTTACAGTGTTAGCTGATGTTCAGGGTTATGATGAAGGAGATACACATCGTAATGTTAATGTTACAATTAAAGAACTTGCAGAAAGTAACTTAGGTATATAAGTATGAGCTGGATCTACCAATTAAAAGAATTCACCGAGGACATGATTCCTGATGGTGCTGTAGGATTTGTATACCAAATGGATGTTATCATAGATGGTGAGCGCAAGTCCTACATTGGCAAGAAGAACTTCTTTGCGGATGTTAAGACAAAGCTTTCTAAGAAGGCATTGTCTACTGACAAACGCAAGAAGACTTACAAGCGTGTAAGAAAAACTGTATATCAAAATTACTATAGTAGTAATGAAACACTTAAGGCAGCTCATAAAGCCGGAGTACCTATTAGGAGAACTATCCTAAAGATATGCTACTCTAAGACAGAGCTTTCTTATCAAGAAGTAAAGTACCAATTTATGTGTGAAGTACTAGAGAAAGACTTCTGGTTAAACGCAAATATTCTGGGAAGATTCTATAAACAAAAGTAATTATGGCAAGTACTAAAGTAGCAGCGCTAATGTCTCGTCTAAGAGACTTAGATATTCAGCGTGTAGAAATAAGATACGATGGCTCTGGAGATTCTGGATCCATAGATGATGTAGATTTTTATAAAGAGAAATGGGAAAGTGTAGATGATGTAGCCGAAGATCTACGCGGACTATGTGAAGATTTAGGTTATCATATATTAAACCAACATTATCAGTGGGATTGGTATAATAATGATGGTGGATACGGTACAGTTATTATAACACCTGATACAGACAAGATTACTATTGATGGTTATGTTAGGGAGGTTACTGAGGCAGCTGCATTAGTATCTTTAGAGAACATAGAATTCTAATGGCCCATCCATATGACCATGCCCGCAGCTCCGTTAAGAAATGGGGCGGGGAGATTGGAGATTACTTACCTATTCATGAATGGTTTGATGAAACTAAGGGGTGGCTAGGAGATAGTCGCCACAGGTTATTCAGACATCATAGTGAAGGCATCTTCCAATGTGAAGAAATATTTGGCATCTATATTACTAACTCAGCCGGTAAAAAGGTTATGGTAAGATATATAGGTGAACAACATGTAAAAGAAGATTGCAATGGTTATATACCAAGTGCAAAAGAATGGATTACTAATCTAGACAAGCCACCTATGTGGATGTTAAAAACCCAAAAGATAAATGACTAAACAAACAAACATGTTTATTGTAAAAGAGGTTGTACTACCTGGTGAAAATGACGACAACCTTACAATCTATGGTGAATATACTCTACCTGATGTAAACATCTTTAGAGAAGGTGATGTAATTACTTATAGTGAGATTGATGGATTACCTTTTTATATTAATGGTATACCATTTCATATAAGTGATCCCTATGAGGCTAAAGATGGTATAGAGATATACAATAGTAAAGAAGCTAGGGAGAATATTAAACCTGGTACAATGCTATTTGTAAAAAGTTCTGAGCCTGCTATTGCAGATACCATTATTAAAACAGATGATTATATTAATCATTGGACTATGGCAGATAACTATGCTATGCGAGTACATGATTATAATCTTTATGGTACCCGTGCAGATTTTAGAAAATATAATTATGCAAGAAAGGGATACCTAGCAGGTTTTGCGGCAGCAAAATATGTGTTTGATAAAGAGCTTGAAAAATTAAAAAACCTTACAAAATAATGACTGAAGTACATAAACTTACAGAGCAGAATTATTTTAACTTAATGGATATGATTAACTCTACAGATACAGAGAATCATACCGTTGCAAAAGCTTTGATATCTAACCTAGATGTTAAAGAGAATCTTGTATACCTTATCCTATTATACAAAGAGTTACCTTCTTCTAGTAAGCGTAAAGAATTCTTTGATGAAAAAGTAATGGCAGATCTTAAGTTATACTTTGAAGTAGACTTAGGTTATGCTCATGTAGATTGGGATAACATAATAAACTATTTCTCTGCACCTAATCAAGACCCGTTACATTTAGGATTCTGCCTTAGTAGATTCTCTCATGATGTAACTAACAGATTGCATGATGCGGGGTTTACGTTTATTAAGAACTATAAAATTAATCTAGTGCCTAAACATGGATAAACATGAAAGCCTAGCCAAGACCGGTAAAGAACTAATGTTAAAGGAGCCCTTCTACGGGCTCTTTCTCATTGGTCTAAACAAGGTATGGCAGAACAGAGTTCCTACCGCAGGTGTGAGTAAGAACAATATTAATTATCAGCTTACCATAAATGAAGATTTCTGGAATAGCTTAAGCTCTGATCATAGACTAGGTCTACTGAAGCATGAGCTTTTGCATATAGCGTTCTTCCATTTAACTATGCATGATAACTTTGCAGATAAGCGTCTAGCTAACATAGCTATGGACTTGGAGATCAACCAGTATATTGATCCACAGTATCTTCCTGAAGGAGGTTGTACTATAGATAGCGATGCATTTAAACAATATAACTTACCTGCTAAGGCTGGTTGTAGAGAGTATTATGATATCCTATCTAAAGAGAAAGAGAAACAGGAGCAAGAAGGTGGTGGATCTAAAAGTAAACTTCAAAAGATTCTAGAAGCTATGGCTAAAGGAGATAGTCACGATGAAGATGGTGATCCGGTTCCTGACCATAACACATGGCAAGACTTTGAAGATATGCCTGAAGCTGAGAAGAAGCTTATGGAAAAGCAATTGGAGCATATGCTTAAGGAAGTAGCACAACAAGTTAAAGGTCGTGGTACTGTACCTGGAGAGATGCAAGGATTGCTTGATAAGATTAATAGTAAGGAACCACCAAAGTTTGACTGGCGTGGTTATCTTAGAAGATTTGCTGGGGGTTCCCAGAAAGTGTATACCAAAAAGCTTAGAAGAAAATATAATAAGCGTTTTGAAGAGATGGCGGGTTTAAAAATTAAACCAAGGAAGCATATCCTTGTTGCCATAGATACTAGTGGTTCAGTATCAGATGATGAGCTCCGCGAGTTCTTTCATGAGATAGACCACATTAATAAGACCGGTGCTGACATTACTGTATTACAATGTGATACAAAGATTAACAGCGTTAAGAAATATTCTGCCGGTGATACTGTAGAAATTTTTGGTAGAGGTGGGACCGAGTTTGATCCCGTAATAGAGTATTATAACGAGCATGTTAGAAACTATAGTTGTATGGTATATCTAACTGACGGAGAATGCTATTGTAGTGTAAAGCCAAGAGGCAAAATGTTGTGGGTAATTTCTTCTCGTTCACAGATGAATGAAGACTTACCAGGACCAAAGATCAAGTTAAATTAATAATTAAAGAAAATGAGCAATCAAGTAAATCTTAACACAGACGAGTTAAAAACATTTGTAAATCACATTGTAAATAATAACCGCTATCTTCAAGAGAACGGTAAAATCCCTGTAGCAATTGCTGTAGAGGGTGAGGCCGGTATCGGTAAGACAAGTACTATATTGGAGATAGGTAAAGACCTAGGTCTTAATGTAGTTAAGATTAATCTTTCTCAGATTGAGGAGATTGGTGACTTAACCGGTTTTCCAGTTAAAGAATTCGAAGTAGTTAAGACTACTGAGGATGGGTCTAAGGTAACCAAGTGGGTACCTGAGAATACCATGCCTATGTATATCCAAAATAAATATGTTCCAACTGGAGAAAAGCGTATGACACATGCTACTCCAGAGTGGATCCAAGGTAAAGAAGAAGGTGGTATCTTAATCCTTGATGACTATACTCGTGCAGATAGCAGATTCTTACAGGCATGTATGGAGTTAATTGACCGCCAAACTTATATCTCTTGGAAGCTACCAAAAGACTGGCACATCATCTTGACTACTAATCCTGATAATGGTGACTATAATGTTACTAGTATTGACGTAGCTCAGAAGACTCGTTTCATCACTACTTATCTTAAGTTTGATGCAGAATGCTGGGCACGTTGGGCAGAGCAAAATGATATTGACTCTCGTTGTATTAACTTCTTGTTGATGCACCCTGAGACGGTAACACAAAAGACTAATGCTCGTAGTATTACCACTTTCTTTAACTCTATCTCTAGTGTAGAGAACTTTGAGGAAAGCCTACCACTAATCCAAATGATTGGTGAGGGTAGTGTAGGAGCAGAGTTTGCTACTTTGTTTACCACATTTATTCATAACAAGTTGGATAAGATGGTGTCTCCTAAAGACATGCTTACTAACGCAAGTTGGGAATATGTAAAGGGACAAATGGGATCAGCTATGGGTAAGGTAGCAGATGATGGGTACCGCGCAGATATTGCTAGCGTACTAGCTCACCGTCTGATTAACTATACTGTAGTTTATTCTGAGAAGAATACTGTAGACCAAAAGATCTTGGATCGTATTACTAACTTTATTACTGACAAGGACATCTTTAACAATGACCTTAAGTATGCAATCATTAAAGGTATTGTAAACGGTAACAAAGCCAAGTTTACTAAGCTTATGATGAATGCAGAAATCGCTAAAATCGCTGTAAAATAATGAGAGGTAACCTTCTTAAAAACAATGTTACTCCTGAGATGCTTGCACAACTCCCCTTCATTGAGGGGGAGCTGCAGGTAGTCATGACCAGGGGTAAGAAAACAGGACTTGTATATAAACTATACAATGTAACTGAAGAAAATATAAAGAAAGCTGAGAAGCTTTTAGTTGGTGGTGATCTACCTACTCTACCTAAAAAGAGCAGGGTTTATATACTACCCAATTGTATATATACACAGGTGCAGATAAGAGAGATATGTAAAGTTCATGGTTATACTATTACTCATGACATTAATAGAGCAGACTTATTTGTAGGTAATAACAACTGCATATTTCCTAGTATGGTTGATAACGAATTTCCAGATGGACTAGGTAGTTATAGAACTAAACTTTATAAGTATACTATGACTGATGACTTTGCTAAAGCAGCATTCAATGCAAGGTATCCAGACTTTATAGAGCCTGCTACTAATAGTGATATAGATGTCTACTTTAGTAATTATTACTATAACAACATAGATTCTTGGTATGTTCTATATGGTACGGATGAGTCTTACTCTTTACTAAGTGGAGAAGCTGTAGAAATCTTACACAGAATTCTTTCTGGTAAAGTACCCGTTGTAAATGAAGAGAAGATATTTAACTCTATTGACCGTCTAATTATAGATGAGGATATGTTTAACACGATACAGTTAATGTTTAACTCTAATAGAGAAGATAAAACTATAGCTTGTGAGTTACTCTTTAATGCTAATTATGAAAAGTCTTATTATAGAATCTATAAACTTATTCAAGAGAATTACTATGAGATAGAGTCTTATATGAATAGGAAGAACAAAGAGATTTTCTATAAGACATTTCCTGCTAGAGAAATCCGTAGTAATACCTATGAAGAAGATCTTAATCACTTGTATAAGGTAGGTCATCTTACTGAAGATGCTTATATGGATATTCTATATACCAAAGCTGCTGAGGAAATTGACAGCTTTACTAGAAATATGGGAGATCTTAGAAAGTTCTTTGCTGTAGATATGTTTATATCCAAGAACTATGATGAGTTTATAGAATCTAAAAAACCAAAAGTAAATGAAGAAAATGTTGAAAGTGCTGAGTCTAACATGCCCATCTAACAGTGACACGTTTAAGTTAGAAGTAACGCATGTTATTCCAGGTTCAGATGGTAATATTACTAAAAACTGGGGTCGTGAAACACCAGCTAATCCTGTAGATAAAACTAAAGAGTTAGATATTAACTCAATTAAGACTATATACTTTGCTCCTAAAGTTAATGTACCTAGAGAAAGAGTAAGACCTTTCTTGGAAGATAAGGGTATTAAGATCATCCGAGATGCAGATAAAGCTGATGCTGTAATTATTTCAGATGATACGTATGACTATAATGTAACCAACTGGTGGGGTAACGCATGTGGTGCAGCATCTATGTTACATTTCTTAAGAAGTTTTAATGGTGCTCTAAATACTAACCAGATTATAATACAATTAGAAGCCTATGTAAACTCGGGTGTTCTTGATTCTAACTATGTAATCTATAATATAAATGAACTTAATAGTGTCTATAGGCATAGTCCTAACTGTGTTACATCAAAGTCAAGCTGGGGTGCTCATTATACTAGTCCGGGTCAATCTGATTTTGGTGGAGATGCTCAAGCTGTAGATAGAGGTTATATATCTCAAGTTAAAGATCATACTATTTATGATCCTACCTATGTTTCTAGATGCTATGACCAAACGGCAATTCTTAAACACCTTGGTGAAAATATTATAGATAAAGAATCATATGAAAGTATTAGAACAATGTTTAATAGTACTGATAAGAGTAACCATCTTATTGCTATGACCATTATGGCTAATTCTAACTATGAGCAAAGCTTTATGTACTTAGCATTTTTACTAGAGGAGTTTGGCCGTCATCAAATCTATAATCACACTTATAGAAATACTGTAGGGTTTAAGTCTTTAACTAAGTGGATGGGATATAATAAATATCGTTTTGATAAAGATGCTATCCTAGATATAAGCTTGGAGAAGAAGTTACTTACACGTGAACTATTGGCTATTGTTAAAGATTATTATCTTCAAGGTGCTAATGCTTATAGTTCTAACTTTGAAGTATCTGAGATTAAGCTAAATGCCGAGTCACAAGAAAAGATTGATAAATATTTTAACGAGAAAGAGAATGGTAACAGACTTCCAAGCGGAGGAGAACTTCTACAAGAAGAGGTATCACTTTAGTTATTCCGGGCTAAACAAGTTATTGTATAGTCCTAGATCCTTTTATAATCACTATATCCTAAATCAAAGAGAGGATAGAATGGAGCAGCACCTGGTAGACGGGTCGCTGCTTCACTGTCTTCTTTTAGAGGAGGATAAGTTTGATGAAAAGTTTGTACTATCTCCCAGTAAATTACCTGGGGATAGTGCTAAGAAAGTTCTTGACAAAGTATTCACTAGAGCCCTAATTGATGGGTATACTGAACTATCTTTGGAAGACCTTTCCAGTGATATCATAATGGTATTGCAGGAAATAAATCTTCATCAAAGTCTTAAGACTGATGAGCAACGTGTAGAGAAAGTATTAACTGATGAAAATAAAAGTTACTATGATTTCCTACGCACTAAGGGTGATAAACTTGTCATTGACAACGAGACCCTGGAGAGAGTAAAAATATCTGTAGAAGAAGTAAAAGGTAATAGTAAAGCTTGGAGCTTGCTGGGTATCGGTAACCCTGATACAAAGAGCGAGGTACCACTCCAGATTGATATGCTTAACTATGGCTTTGGACTTAAAGGTATAGTAGATAACATCCGTGTAGCCCATGATGAAAAAACTATCTACATCAATGACCTGAAAACTACAGGCAAACTGATTCAGGATTTTCCTGAGACAGTAGAGTATTACAAGTACTGGTTGCAAGCAGCTGTATATGTAAGACTTGTTAGAGAATCTTACCCCGAGTTAAGTACTTATAAGATTAAGTTTCATTTCGTAGTGGTTGATAAGATTAACCAGTGTTACGCATTTGAAGTTAGTTCTGTAACACTTAACAAGTGGTCAGATGATCTAAATGATGTATTAAAAATAGCGGCGTATCATTATGATTCCCGTAATTATGACTTACCTTATGCATATAAGGAAGGTAATGTAATCTTGTAAACTATGATTAAAACTCTTAACAAGGAATACGTGCAGAAGTCTAGAATTTTTCTGTATCCTTTACTGGAAATAAAGAGGGGATCCTCCGTGTTTCCTGTACAAAGTTATATTTGTTGGGATGGTTATTATGATTTCTCGGATAAGAAACTTATCTGTGTATGGGAAAGAAAAGATACCGAAGATTTTAAAAAGTTTGAGAAAGAAAAGCTTCTTGATAATAAACTATTTGAGACTTACTATGAGCTAGAAGATAACAAAAGCGCATATGTATTTGACTTAACTAAGTATAAGGATGACTTTGATAACTTTTTAACGGGTAGATATTCTGAGATAAGTCCATTTACAAAAGATAAGCTAATAGATTTTTTTAGCGACAAGCCGTCTAGTAAATTGCATATGACTAGCTATCTATATCCAGAAAGATTTTATGATAACTATTCTACGCTATTAGCCGTACCTAAAAAAATACTGAGGGAGGTTGGTCAGTTATGTTCTAAACCTAACCCAGAGAAAGAAACTTTGTATGTAAAAGTAAAAGATCTAGAAGTATTTAAAGTTTTCTAGTATATTTGAATTTCAAAAAACCAATTTATGAAAAACATGATGTTAATTACGTCTACCTGGAAAGACGGTAAAACCTTTCGGTTAATTCCAGTTTCTTCTGAATGTCCATATTTAGAATGTATTTATGATGTACAGTTAAAAGTTCTTGCTGTTATAAGCAAAGAGAAGAAGGATAACTTACATATGGTTGAAAAGCTAGATGCTAATGGGGATCCTGAATTACGTAAGGTTGCTAAAGATGGTATACCTTTTAAACGTGAGCGTCGTACCTTAGAAACCTATCAAGAATATTATCTAGAGAATAGCGAAGAGATTTCAAAGCTTATTTCACATTTTGCAATTAACGAAGCAGATTTTGACTATAAGCAATACATGGTTTAATATTAACTAAGTAAATTTAAGGGGGAGGAATCCCCCATTTTTGTCTATGAATAACTGGGTAATGGACTACGAAACTCTGATCAACTGTTTTGTGGCAGTGTTTCAACATTATAAAACTGAGGAGAGAAAAATATTTGTAGTTCATTCTTTACAAAATGATTATACAGATTTACTTCACTTCTTAAATGAGAATGTTACTAATAAGGAATGGCATATATCGTTTAACGGTATAAACTTTGACTCCCAAATAACAGCATTCTTATTAGAAGAAGGTGAAGATCTTATACATCTTAGTCCAGAAAGAATAGCTTACGCTCTTTATCTGCAAGCACAGGATACCATAGCTAGGTCTAACAATGAAGAGTTCCCCAAATATTCTGAGAAAGATATAAAGATATCTCAGATAGACTTATATAGATTAAATCATTGGGATAATAATGCTAAAAGATCCAGCCTTAAATGGATTCAATACTCTATGGATTGGTACAATATCCAAGAGATGCCTATCCATCATAGTACTATTATCAAAACCAAGGAGGAGATAGATACCATTGTTACATATTGTATTAATGACGTATTGTCTACCAAGGCTATTCTAGAGTTAAGCAGAGACCAGATTCTTCTGCGTAAAAGTTTAACTAATGAGTATAACATTAATCTATATAGTGCATCTGAACCGAGAATATCTAAGGAGCTGTTCTTATATTTCTTAAGTAAGAAGACAGGCATAAGAAAGTATGATCTGAAAAAACTTCGAACAGATAGAGATCAGATTGTAGTTAAGGATATAATCCTACCTTATATCACATTTAAACGTAGGGAGTTTAATAATATACTTGAGAAGTTTAAATCTCTGGTAATAAACCCTAAGGAAACAAAAGGTGGATTTAAGTATTCTGTTACGCATAAAGGTGTAAAAACAGACTATGGTCTAGGTGGTTTACATGGCGCTAGTAAGTCGGGGATATATGAAGCTAAGGAAGGTATGATTATAATGACGTCTGACGTTACTAGTTTCTATCCCAACCTTGCTATCCGTAATAAGTGGTCGCCAGCTCATATACCACAAAGCGAATTCTGTGAACAGTATGAATGGTTCTTTGAAGAGAGAAAGAAGATTCCAAAGAAAGATCCTAGAAATTATGTATACAAGATTATTCTTAATAGTACTTATGGTTTAAGCAATGATGAGAATAGTTTTCTGTATGATCCCGAGTTTACTATGCGTATTACTATTAATGGTCAGTTAAGTCTGACTATGTTATACGAGATGTTATCTACAGGTATCCCCGGTAGTATTCCTATTATGCAAAATACTGATGGTCTTGAGATGATGATTCCAGCCACATATAAAGACAAGTATTTGGAAATATGTAAACAATGGGAAGAGTTAACAAGCTTACAGTTAGAACACGATCAGTATCAGAAGATGATTCTTGCAGATGTTAATAACTATATTGCTGTATATAATTATAAGGATGTAAGTAAATCGGATTGGGAAGAACTTAAGAAGAAGAACCCGCATCATTTATTTAAAGAGGTAAACGGTAAATACTTATATGCACCTACCAAGTGTAAGGGTAGATTTGAATTTACAGATTTAGCTCTACATAAGAATAAAAGTTTCTTGATTATACCTAAAGCTATCTACCACTACTTTGTACATGATACTTTACCTGAAAAGTTTTTGCAGCATAATAGAAATATATTTGACTATTGCGGAGGCGTTAAGGCTAAGGGAGATTGGAAGTTTGTAGAGACATGTTTTATAAAAGGTATACGTCATGATACTACTCTTCAGAAGATTGTTAGGTACTATATATCTAATAAAGGATGTAAGATAGTTAAGCGTAATGTTGTAGACGCGAGAGAGATCCAACTAGAGTCCGGTAAGTGGATGCAAACCATTATGGATAAGTTTGAGAATAAAGATTGGAAAGACTACGATATTAATGAAGAATACTATCTTGAAAATATCTATAAAGAAATAGATAACGTTCTAAAAAGAAGTAAAGAATCTCAATTAAGTTTATTTTAAAATGAGTAAAAGAATTCCAACGGGTATTACCCGAGAGTATTTGGAAGCTGTAGCCCTGCCTAATCATGGCGGGCGCTACACTCCTATTAGCCACAAGTCTATTATAGATAAAGTTCATGAAGAACTTGCTAAACGTGGCTTCAATGTAGAATCAGAATTATACCGTGCAAGTATTGGCGGTAATGTTGCAAATGGAATCTATATCCTAGATCAGGGTACAGATCCCGATATGAAGATGATGTTCGTATGGGGTAACTCTTACGATAAATCTATGAGATTTAAATGTGGTGTTGGGGTATACATACCAAAAACTGGTAACTACATCTTCGCCGGTAATATTTCTAGTTATGCTAGAAAGCATACGGGTAAAGCTGATGAAGAAGCTATTGCTATGATTCAGACCCAGCTTAACCAAGCTAATGCTCACTATACTGACTTACTTGCATCAAGAGATATCTTGATTAATCAGACAGCAAGTATACGTACATATTCTGAGTTAGTAGGACGTATGTTTATAGAGAAAGAATGTCTTAATAAAGAACAAGCTTCTTCCGTAAGAGACCGTCTTCTACAAGAAGTTTCCTTATTAGATAACTTAGAATGGAATAATGCATGGAACTTCTACAATTCTGTAGCTACCGCATTACGTATGTCACACCCTAAGAATTGGTTTGAAGATCAGTCTGATTGCCATAAACTTATTACTAACTATTTTGAGGAGTCTAATGAGGTAACTCTACCTGCTCCTGTACAGAACTCTGCAGAACCATCTGCTCCAGAGATAGATAATCAGCTAACTATTTTTGATGTAATTGAAACTAAAGAGGAGGCAGTTGCTAACCCTGTTGTTGAAGATTTGTTAGAAGAAACCGTTAGCAATAATACCATGGTAGAAGATGAATTTAGTATCTTTGGTGACCCAGATGTACAGACATTTGAACTTCCCGATCTATGACAAAGAAAGACTTTAACGAAATTATAGAAAAGCGCATTAGTCTTATCAGAAGTACCCTCGCCTCTAAAGGCGGGGAGTACACTTCTGAAGAAGATGCCTTTGAAAGTTTTAAAACAATTGCCCAAGGATTATCATTACATGATGATTCTACCAAGGTATTATGGGAGCTTTTAACAAAGCACTTGTATTCTGTAAAAAGAATGGTAGAGTCTCCTATAGTTCCTGAGGAAGCACTTGTTAGAGAAAAGATTGGGGATGCTATCAACTATCTTATCCTACTAGAAGGTTTATTCATGGAGGATATAGAGTTTGATAAGATTGTATATAAAGAATTACAGAAGACTGAAGATAGATTATCTCGGTGGTCTAGTGAGTATCCTCAGGGTACAGACCAACTTGGTTTACCTAAGATGCCTTCTTATTCTTATACAACAAATGCGGAACCTTGTCGTGTTAAGTATAACCTAGAGTCTGGGGAAAACGGATACTAATTGTAAATTTATATGAGGAACTTTGTAGATTTGGTGGCTGAATTCCACTACTTATTTGATCAAAAAGATGCTAAAACGCCAACTTGCGGAAACAAAAAACAAGCAGAACTACGTCATTCTTTACTTGCTGAAGAAAACGAAGAGTACCTTGAAGCAGTTTCTGCTAACGATTTGGTGGGTATTGCTGATGCTCTCGGTGATCAGCTATACATTATCTATGGGACGATTCTTAAACATGGTCTCCAAGATAAGATCGAAGATGTATTTAAAGAAATACATCGATCAAACTTAAGTAAGTTGGGGGAAGATGGTAAACCAATCTACAGAGAAGACGGAAAAATCCTTAAAGGTCCTGGTTACTTTAAACCAGATATCAAAAAGGTATTAGGGGTCTAACGACCTTGGCCGCGATATGCCTTCTTGTAATTCTTACTAGACTTTAATCTACTAGTCTTAGACTTTGCTATTACCCCAGGGCGACTAACTTTAGTCGCTTTAGGGGCATAGCTACTTTTTTGCATATTTACTTTAGCCATTACTTTTTCTTGTATTTAGCTTTATACATTCTATCTACTTGGTCTAATGCAGTAATAGTCCCACCTTTCTTCATACCTGGGAATGTCATACGTTGACTAGGGGTATTCTCATTAGTTGAAACAACATCATAAGATTTTGTAGATTTCAAGTTTCCTTGTTTATCATACTTGGTTTTAACACCAGTATCTCTACTTCCGGTATCACTTTCAGTATAGGTACCAGATGTTGTTCTTCTTGTTCTACCCTTTTTATCTTTTACGGTAGTTGTATAGGTATCGCCTGAGGTCTCATATATTCTATCTCTGAATAAACCTTTGTCAACGATTTTACCGTCTTGTGCTTTTTTTAATTTTTTAGCCATTGTATTATTTATTATGATCCACAGTATAAACAGCCGTCATCTGCGTCTTCGCTTTCGCCGGCTAGTATTTTTTTACATTCAGCATCCACTTGTTCCTCAGACCATTGAGGATGGAAAGCTTTTACTTGGGCTCTAAGAAATTGATAGTTATTATCCATTACTTCTTACCCATTTTCTTCATAGTCATTTTAGACTTTGTAGTTCCGCCTTTCTTAAAATTAGACTGAACAGTACGCGGTTTATTAGCGTATACAGGTGCTTCAATTGCTTTTTTCATGTTTTATAGTTTTAATGTGTTATCGTGTAAATCAAACTACTAAATAAAAATACGGAAATTCCCCCGAAGATCCAATTATTTCTTTTAGAAACTGTCAACTTATCCTGTGTATCAGATAAAGAATCTCTTACCGCTACCAGCTTAAGGTTGAGAGCAGAGTTCTGACTGAGGCACTCTGTTGTTCTTTCATTCGCCAAAGTGATTTGTTCACTAGCCTTCTTGATCTCGTACTCCTTATCAAGGATACGGAGCGTGAGGGTATTACTAATTTCTTTTTGCCTTTCCAAACTGGCTTTAACATAGTCATAGTCAACAACAATTTTAAGCAGCTGTTCCTCTTGCTTATCGGTAAAGAAGATCCCTTTAGTATCATCCCAGTTAATTCTTTGGGGTGTAAGTTGTCCATAGTTGGTCCCGTTGCTTATCATCAGCAGTAGGGATAAGAGCAATAGTTTGATCGCGTTCATCTTTATCTTGTTTATCTTGTTGATTAATTACGTTAATCTGGTTAATTCTCTGAAGATCTACAATCTTTAAACTGTCTTGTATAAGTTTAAACTTTAGAGAGTCTATCTCCATAGCATGTTTAGTTTCTGCAGCAAAAGACTTAGCTTTTAAATCTTCTATCTTAGACTCTGTAACATTTAGCTTGTATATAAGTACAGCTATCCATATACCCACGGCTAATATAGCTGAAAGTACTAGTATCTCAATTACTAGATTCTTCTGTTTCTGGTTTGACATCTTCTTTAGGTTTAACCGGTAAATTCATCTTTTGGGTAAATACACCCTCTAACATAGTTCCTACAAATACCCCACCTCCTATAAACATAATGGTGTTATACATATACTCCGGGGTTTTGTACTCTGAGAATGTAGCTATCCATGCTAAGGCTGACCCTGTAAGAATACAGTAGAGACCTACAAGTCTTTTAGAACTTTGGTCTCCGTCCTTACTTAATATAGATAGTATCCACTTCTTCATTAGAACTCTCTTAATAGGGTATAAGTAAATGCTTTATTACCAGAGGCTTTACAAGCTGCAATTAATGTAGCGTATTCAGTTGGATTATTAAGTACTTGACATCCAGCACTCCATTTTTCTATAAGACTTGAGATAGCATTAGGATTAGCACGGTGTATGTTAATACCAAACAAACCGGTATCTTCTTTACCTTGCTCTTCAGCAGTTTCGTCTCTGTCATTATCTCTATAAACTGTTACATTTTTTACTTGAACTAAAGCTTCATACTGTCCTTTGTGTAATCCTAACTTCCAAGTATCAATATACTGCCCCGGTTTAAGGACTGCAGTTCCTTTAGGATTCATAAGGTTTAGTAACCAGTGTCTTCCTGGATTTGTTGTCCCTGAGAATACTCGCATCAATGGACCATTTACTAAGTAAAAGGTATCATCAAACTTGTTCTTTTCATTAGCCTTAGACCTCACACCAATAACGTGTAAGGTTGGCCATTGATATCCTAGTCTAGCAAACTCTGCTTCTAGTTCTGTATAAGAATACTTTTTCATGTAGCGAATATAAGTAATTATCTCCAGTTTTGTCCTTTAACCCAGTTAATTACCGCCATATCAGGCGATACTGTTTTACCAGACAAACCTAATGATCTACCAAAGTAAGTAAGAACTTTAGATCCTTCATACCAAGTATCTCCTTCTTTTTGCATCCATACATATGGGCCCTCATCTTGATCAAAGTATGCTTTAGAATGGTCCGTACCAAATAAGCTATGTCCAGCATGTAAGGCGCTAAACGCTATAATCTTTTTATAGTTATCCCAGGTATTGGTCATAGATACTGATTCCATGCTTAATAAGTCAATATAGTTATCTGCTCCATAACCTGGAATAGGTAACCATTGTACAGATTCATTCTTAAGTTGCATAGTTAAGTAGAGCAAGTGATTAGACATCCACCCTCCTAGTTTAAACTCTCCTTGTCCTTCTGCCACCCCGAATATGGGTAATGGTCCTGACTTAGATCTAAGTTTAGCAAACTTATCCTCATCGTCCTCATCAAAGCCAAATATGAAAGATATGGCCATACTAAATGCTACAACGTAAGCAACGTCCATTATTGTTTTTAACATAGCTGCTTTTTCATCATCTGATAAGAAGTTGGCGTATTCTCCCCTAGTCTTAATCATTCTACCAAAGGCTCTAATAGATTCTATATGATAACCCATAGCGGTATCTCCGACAGCGGCATCAAATCTATATCTAGGATCTCTAAGGCTTCCACGATGTTGCCATCTATTTAAAAACATCCTTAAGAACCAGCGTTTAAATGCTATTGCAAATCGGAAGGCCACATATCTATCTGCTTCAGCATATTCGAACTTTGCAAAAGAACCGGCTAAGTTATTTGTTACACCGTGTACTTTATTCTTAAATGCTTTAAACTTAACACCGTTTACATCCCAGTCTTTATTTACTCCTTCTTTTAATTTTATCTGACCATCCTTCATCTCCCAAGCATCCATGTATGATATTTTTCTAGTGACACCATCTATAGTTTGTTCTACAGATTTTTCGTGATACATCATAGCTCCAAAAATAGAAAGAGTAGAATTTAATTCTGTCCATTTACGGAAGCTTGTCATCCAACTTAATCCACCTAAGGCATCTTTAGTTAAAGATCTTGATCCATGTTCTATAAATTTTTCTTCGAATCTTCCTTGATATGGATCAAAGAGCTCTATCATTTGTGTATTTAAAGATTTAGGACCAAACTTGTATAGCTCTAAACTTACTTCCCATGTAGCTTTATTAGAGAATGCCACCCCCTGTGTATAGGACTGATGGTTAAAGTACTTACCGCCGGCTGCTTCAATAAGAGATTGGATTCTTAAACCAAAAGAGTTCTTTATAGCAGAAGGAATATCCATTGCAAAGTATCCAAATGCTGAAGCCTTCATAATATTATCTGCTAGCTTGTGGATCCATATGTTATCAGAGTCGGCACCTAGTGCCCCTTTCTGCAACTTACCTTCAAATTCTCTTTCTACAAAGTTATCTATAGCTTTTTGCCTTATAGACTTTTCTCCTTTCTTAGTACGTTTAGCAGCTCTTTGTTCAAAGGCGTTTACAAGATTGGCTCCAGATAACATGTCTTTGGTAAGACCTTTTATCTGCCTTACTGTATTATCTGGATCAGATAGTACCGTTTGTAAAGCCCTAGCCATAGGATTCATTTGTATTAGAACTCTCTGTTTTTCCGCAGAGATCATATATCTTAACATTGACTCTGTTAAGTTAAGAGATACGTTATCATATTCTATATCTGATAGACCGGTAATAGGAACTCCCGCAAACTGATCATCAAATAAATCTCCCTTAACCATGGTCTGTTGATCGGATAAACCATAACCTCTATCAAAGTCATCGGCTGATCCTACAAATAAAGCTCGGAATCTTTTCCACCAGCTGCTTATAGGGTTCTCCATTTTTCCCTCTGCAGAGAACATACTTAATCTAGCTTCGTAGTTACTTCTCATATAACGAGGTATATCTAGAAATAGCTTAGATGTATTTGGACTATCCTTTTGGAAATCTAGTTGCCACTTCATTAAAGCTACAAGAGCTCTATGTAGATCTTTATTTTTTTCTACTTCAAAATACTTCTCATTGATATATGGGCTATCCGGTACATCTAGTCTAGGTAGGAAGTCTCCTTTAGAATCTACATTAGCTAGTTTAACATCTCCCATTTCTATAGCTTCCTCTAATGTAACAACCTTTGTTACATATTCATCCTTAACAACTCTATCATAGTAGTTCATTGTAGGAATACCAGATATAACTTCTGTTTCTCCTTGAGAGTTTGTAAAAGAAAATAGCTCTAGGTATTCTGAAGAACGGGGTCTTGTCACACTCCAGGCTTTTACTCTTTCTATTTTAATGTACTCTTCACCATTTCTATCTACAGCTGTTTGCATAGTATGATTGTTTCTAAACCATTCTGCAAACTCTGGACTCTGCTCATCTAAGAAGTCTAAGAATCTTTCATCTAGTAAAAACTTAGCATTTGTTTTATCAACATCTTTAAAGCCCATTCTCTCCTGAAGCGCTTCAAGATCTACAAGATACATGTAGTTGTTTATAATATCTATGTAGTAATCTGTAGGGACCGACTCCTGTAATTCAGCAAGATCAGCATATAACTCGTATATTCTCTTCTTTGTTTTTTCAGGTAACCCTTCCTTTTCTTTTTTAAATAGTAAGTCATTTAACTTTAGTCTTTCTTCAGTTGAAAGATCCTCTCCATTTTTTAATTTCTGAAAATAGATAGTGAGCTCATCATGTTCTAATGCTGTAAGACCGCTAGCTTTAGCAATACCTTTCTTTGTAGTTTCAATCATTTGCTGAACTCTTTTAATTTCAGCAATGTTTTTTACATCCATAGCCGTAGCCTCAGGCTGCATGTCTTCATCTCTGAATGGAGACATAAGCTGCATAAGTCTTTCATAAAGATCGGCTAGTTCTTCTTGGGTATCAGTATCTTTAGGGAGAGATTTTGTTAACTCTTTTAGTTCATCGAGAATCTCTTTTTGTTTTTCAAAGTAGGAATCTTTTATTTTAAATCTACTATTATTATATATCCATTTTGTTCTTAGACGATTGAATGCAGGAGATCCTCTTTCATATTCCCGATCTATTAAAAATTGTTCGTGGGCAGCTAAAGCATTCGTAAATAAATTTGGTATAAGTTCTTCTCTATATAAGTCTTTAGATGCATTTCTAAATTCTCTAAGACGCTCTGCGATCTTTATACCTTCTTCATCCTTCAAACTACCGCTTGGTAAATAATTGGAGAACAACTGTCTATATTCCCTCCATAATCCTTCTAACTCTTCGCTAGCATCTAATCTTTCATTTAAAGATTGGACATTCATACCCGATGTTAGATTCTGTATTTTTGCCAATATATCAGCTCGCATTGCTTCAGCCTTAGCTCCGATTATATCATTCGGTCCTTTCCTAAATACATTATAGCGATTGTAATATTCTGGAGTATACTTATCGTGGAAGTACTTTCTTCTTTCTTCTTGAAGTTTAAGCTTAAGTTCTAAAAGTTTAGTAGTATCTCCCGTTTGTGCTGCTACTAATTGTTCAGCTGTTATTTCATTTTGCATTTTACCTAATGCATAACGATAACCTCTCCAAGGATTTATTAAGGTATGAACTAGCTTATCTTCATACTCTCCTGTTTCAGCATTCTTTCCCCCCTTAGAATCTAAGAATGTAACACGTCTACCAAATTCTGCGGGGTTAGCTTGGTTATATCCTGCAGCCTCTAATAAAGGTTTTACCTCAGCTAAAAACTTATTACCTCTTACTTGTGAATTAGTAAAGACTTCTGTCATTCTATTTTTAACAAAGGTCGCAAATCCAAATACTATAGGATCCTGGTTATAGATATATCCTTCTAGAAAAGAATTAAGGGCGTGTGCATCTCCTAATTCACCAGTCATAAGATATTCTATTTTCTCTTCTGATAAGTAGGCGCCTTCTTTATAGCTTATGAGTTTTAATCTATCATATACTTCTTTTTCTGATGCTGTTAAGTTTTCTCCGGCGTCAACTCTACTCTTAAGTGATAAGAACTTGGATAGGGCTTCGCCTGATAACCCCCAATAATCTTTTTGTCTTAACTCTATTATGGCTGGAGGAGCATTTCTTTTTTTAAGATCCTCCATCATACCTTTAAATTTATCATCGATCTGTTGCTGCATAGGCGCAAGAGTCTCTTTAATAATAGAGGATGTGCCTGCAAAATATATTTTACTGGTATGATTCCTAGAGGTTTTAATTTCCGTGGCAATAGATCCGATTAACTCATAAATAGGGTTATCGCTATCTATATTACCTAGGGCGGCGTCATCATCTAGCTTCTTTTGCAAGTCGCCTAAGAAGTTTTCCCAGTAGCTAATAACATTATTATAATAGAATACTGTTGCTACATTCTGCTTTGAATCAGGATCTTTTACTAATTTAAGTAAGGCATCGTTTAATCTCCTTACCATATACTTAGTTCTAATTAAACTATTTACAAATGCTTCAGTGTGCTTTCGTGCAAACTCCGCATCTCTATATAGTTTACTCATCTCGTTCTCATAAACAGATCTTATATCTTGATAAGGCGCAAGGTTTTTAAATATTTCAGATAAGTCAGGTCTTTGAAAAGCATCCTTTAATATCTCCGACATCCCATCGTAATCCTTATTCTTTTCAAGTAGGGCTATCTGCTTCTTAACCATTTCAAAAAATAAGTTTGTACTTTGCTGAAGCTGATTAGAAGATAAGTTCTTCATTGCTGATACATACTTATTTACATCTTCCATATAGAGAACGACGTCCTCGTTTGTAACAGCTGATAAGTCTATATCAAACTGTTCTAGTACAAGCATGTTACCTAATTCTTCTATTGTGGTATCTGCTTTTAAGTTCTCTACTTTTATTTTTTCTTTTGTTTCACCAAATACTTTTCTTATTATTTGCTTTATTGCATATAATAAATCTGATATAAACTTACTAAATGCTGATTTAGGATCTTCTTCCGCAGCATTTGCTAATGATCTAACTAAAGCTTCCTCTAATATAGTAGGATCATCCTCCGCCAAATTAGAATAGCTATCTCTAGATTGTGCTACCAGTTCCTGACCCCTAGCAGTAGATCTAAGTTTCTCAACAAGATTATTAAATAATGCAGGGTTGCTCATTCTTATAGCCCTAATAAGAGGGTGAGCAAATTCGTGTAGTACTGTTTTCTCTGTAACTAAATTAGGAATAAGATATACCTTTCCATTATAGAAGAATCCCGGCTGACCTTTCCAACTATCTATGTTTTTGGTAAGACGTATAGCTTCATCCTCCGTAATAAATTCATACGGAACATTTAAATTACTGCTAAGTTTCTCTGCTAAAAGATTTACAGTAGCTGATGCCTTGAGCAAATTTTGTGACTCGGTATCCAGCTTAATGGAATTCATTAATACTTTATACTCTGGAAAAGCATTCATTACGTCAGCAAATCCATGAAGTCTGTCAGTCATTACGGGTTGTCTACCTTCTGTATTCCAGACATTTAAGTCTTCCAGCATTCCCCTAAACTGTTCTTTAGTTGGAACAATAGGATCCTGACCTAACTGTAAGTTGTTATTAAACATCATAAAAGCTCTAAGAGCATATGTCGATGCCATATGCCCTAGGCCAATACTCTTACCATATTCTGTTAGTTCGTCTAAGTTAGGAGCGGGACAAATCATTTTTATTTACTTTTAAAATTACATTTTCTTTGTTCTATAATATCCTCATCGGTAATAGCATTACCTTTCTGAACTAACATTCTACCTTCCTTAAACGATAAGTAATGAGGATTTATATAACCAAATTTACGATATAATTGCTCTGATAGGTACAAGAAAGTTTGTTTAGCTATAACAGGTAATGTTGGTTTTTGCACGGTTGGTTGATTTTCTACATAACCAATCATGTACTGACCAAATCCGTATTCGTCTATAACTAAGAATTTCTTTTCTCCTGGAGCAGCAAGCTGATTTTCAATAGCATTAAGAGATGCATCTATAATACGTTTATTGTCATCAAGTGTTGCATCAGTCATTGCGCTAAGTTTATTATGCTTATCAGATCCAATTTTTGTAGGGGCTGGGCCGTGTTTAGTTGTTACACCTGCTGCATTATTACCTAGCAATCTCCATATACTGTTTGATCCAATAGGGTTACCATTACCATCGTAGTCGTTAAACATAACAAGAGCATTAGGGTAATCTGCTATGAACTCTTTTACTGTAGCTTCCGTAAGAATACCTTTCATAGGAACAGTTATAGCTTTAGTAACAAGTTTACCATCCACCATATACTTTGATTTTTCTATATCAAGATTATAGCTGAAGGTTCTAATACCCGTACTAGGATCCTCCATGATTTTTATCTTTTTATATGTACTGATATTTAATGGATATTTATAAGTTACTGGTCCAACCGCTGCTGAGAATGCTTTAGTAAAACTATCGTTCCATTCTATATCCGTAGGTAAGCTAGCAGCATCTCCTTTATTAACTCGAGCATAGGCAATATTTGTAGCGCGAGATAATCCCACATACGTTAACTGATTCTTCTGCTCTATGTCTGTCATTTGACTTAGAGATGTAAGATCTACAAATATATTAGTATACGTTGCTCCTTGAGATTTATGAATAGTATGAGCATAACCATAGTCTACACCCTTCTTAATTTTTGTTTTATCATTCTTTTCAACCGCCTTAGTACTAAGAAATGAATTTGTAAATCCGTTAAAGTTTTTATATACTCCTGTTTTTTTAGCTTGCTGATCTAATGCATCTGCCTGCTCTGCCAATCTGTCTAAACTTTCTTGACTTGTATTTGGATCTAGAACAAATATTGAAATAGGAGAGGCTGATGAATCAAATAGATCTTGAATTAAAAGTCTATATCCTGCTACTGTAACTGGAGTATTTAATTTCTTATCTGTAAACATAGCATCTTCTAAGTATCTTTTTCCAATTTCTGTAGAAGGTACAAACTCACTTGCTATGATAACATAGTCTACAGAGTTTTTGAAAAGGTAATCTCCTGAAAGATACTGAGCATTCTGATAAGACATTAATACCTCACCTTCTCTAAACTCCCCAGTTAAGCCAAGACTTTTTCTAATGTTTTTATTATAATCAGTTACTTTATCATTAGAGTAGGTTACTATTCTTGCAAAGTTTCTATTAGTAGCAAAGTTATCCGATCTGAAAGCCTTAGCTGCCGCAGATAAGAAAGCCTCTTCACTATCTACAAAACCTATACCCTCGTTACCATTTATTACAGAATCAGTAGAGAATTGTCTAGTAGGTGATTTAATATTACTTCTAATAGCATCTAATATTGGACCTAAAGGATTGTCACCTGTCTGACGTTCTACAGTAGTAAGCTCATATGAGTTAGAGATATCTGTAAATACTTTAGATGTATGCTTTTGTTTTACAGGCTTAATCTGAGCAGGGTCTCCAATAAATATAATTTTTAGATCAGCTCTACTGTTAACTTCATCTTCTATAAAAGAATATAAAGAATCTGAAATAAAAGAAGACTCATCAATAATAATAACATTAGCAGCACTGCTCTTTTCCCCAGTTCTAAGGAAGTTTAGTTCACTTAGGTCTAACTCTTCTAGGGGTTTAGGACTAGGTCTTAATCCTAGCAGCTTATGTAAAGTACTTGTTTGTGTTTCAGTAGCTCTAGCAAGTACACTTTTTGCTTTATGTGTAGTTGCAGTAAGGCCTGTTCTAATATTTCTAAGTAATAAGTACTTCAGTAAAATCTTAGTTATACTTGTTTTACCTGTACCAGCATATCCTTTTAAGGAGAACATCTTTTGATCTAGGTCTTTCGGATTGGCTTCTATAAAGTCAACCATTTGCTGTAAAGCAATTAGCTGCTCAGCATTAGGCGTAAATCCAATATTTAATGTATTAAGATTTATGCTTATTACTTTACCGTCTGGTCCATTTAGTTTTACAACTCTACTAGAATCTGCATCATCTCCTATTTCTTCTTGAGAAGAGAATGGATCTGGCGGAACAATACTCGGATCTAGATTAATTATTCTATTTCTAGTATCTTGTGTTAGCTCTAAATTTTTTACGGAGCTATTAGCCCAATTCTTAAGTTTGTTCTTAAACTTATTAGACTTATTATATTGACTCTTAACAAACTGTAAAGTATAATCAGCAAGTACAGACGACTGTTCATCTAGCGAAGATTTTACAAAATCATTATAGGGTTTTGATATAAGAGGTAGATATGATTCAAAAGGTATTGCTCTAATCAAACTGTATGTACTCTTAGCATCAGAACCAGATTGTAATATTGCAAATAAAGGTAAGATCTGGAATAACTCAGATATCTTCTGATTGTCGGCATCGTCTTCTACTTTCTTAACAGAAGGGTTTGCCAATTCTGTAAAGTTTATAACATATTGGTTATAGTCATCTTTAGTCAGTAGGGTGTTACTAAACTTAAGGTTTGTAA